TCCAAATCCTCGGCTCTTTAGTATCTACACTGGTTGTTTTAGTAGATACAAAATCTGCTGCCGAAGACTTAGGCTGTGACCGTTGTCTTTTAGCTTTTGCGTTAGTATTAGTGATTCCAGTTTCCATCTTATAAAGATCAATAGCTTTGACAGCTAAACTAACATTATCAGGGTTCTCGTAGATCCAACTTTGAATTGCTTCAGGTTGTTCTGTTGCCCATTCATGAAACTTATCGTCGCCTCTTATATCCTCAAAATCAGGATGGCGAGATTTTAGAGTTTCTTCAGCTTCTCTACGTTGGATGCTTGATTCTCGTTGTTCAAGAACAGACATCTTTTGTTGAAGAGCTTGCATCTGTTGTTCACTTTGTTGGTGAGCCACAGTCTCTACGGTTTCATATAGATCAGGATATTGTTCTCTAAACTCATTAAGCTCCTCGGTTGTCTTAGGCGGCGCATAGGCTGGTTGCCTTTCTGTTGCTGCTGCTGTAAGTTCCTGCTCTTTTTGTTTAAAGTCTGAAATTTTCTGATCGTAATGTTTTTTTAAATCATCGTATCGTTTTTTATAATTGGTTGCTTTCTGAGAACTTTCTTCAGGGGCCGCTTCACGGGTAGCCTGTCGTTGAGGTTTCTCGTTATGAAATAACCCTGATGCATCTCCTCTGTTTGGTGCGTCTGGAACGTGCCAATCTTTACGAGAGTTATATGGGTTAGCTTCTTCTTCTTCACTTACTTCTTCAATTGCTTGAGACATTTGTCACACTCCTTTAGGGGCTTGTCAGTCTTTCAAGGTGGCTATATTGTTCGCGTAGTAATATAGGGTCTTGATACTTTAAGGTAGCCTGTAGGTCAATAAATGATAAGGGGTCTAGTTAAAGAGTAGCCTTATCGCGGTCTAACACTTGGCATCTGGTTAGAAGCAATCATCATACTGTTGATTTCTTCGTCTTCTTTACGATCATCCGTAGGGATGTCATCAACCATACCGCCAAACGCTTTCTTCATGTAACCACCGTCATAGGCTTGTTCAGCATCATCCATCATTGTTTGAAGATTACCTGAACCTATTTGATCGGTAGCTTTTTCGGTGACTACAAACTCACCGTCCGATAACCTTGCGGGAATCGAATCTGATACTCCTGTGCCGGGGCCATCTACTTCCCCTTCACCTGAGAATTCTCCTGCAACGTCCATGACTTTGTCAAAGATGCCGCTGAGTCGTTCATCACTTTCTAGAACGCTCATTAAATATTCTTGGTCTTCTTGGTCTAGAGACTCGTCTAGTACATACTCTAAGTAGTTGTCTTCCATTTCTTCGTCTGGAAGCTGTGAGGCTTCTGCTTCTTCTTTTTCGTCTTCTGGGATGTTATCGTATGTATCGACAGGCATATCTTGCTCTGCTTCCATTTCGGGTGGAACAAGCATAGAGCCTTCTGCGTACTTCATTTTGCCGCCAGACATCTTTTTTGTTTTGCCGTCAAAGTCTTCTAAAGCTTGTTTTAATGCTTCAGTGTTAAATACTTCATCATCATAAACAGTTTCTTCTTCTTTATTTTTTATTGCTTTTTTAAGTTTCTTATTAAGTTTTGTGTTCTTATAAGTAACTTCACCGTTATCAGTTTCAACAATCATTGCACCTTCTGTTGGAAGATCATCTAGTTGATATGTAGTTGTTTCTCCATCACTATCATCTCCACCAGCAAGGAGGCTGGCTCCTACTCCTGTTCCAAAACCGATGCTGCCCCCTTTAATCATGTCTCCTTTACCCTTAATCTTTACCGCACTTGGCCCCATTAAATGAGTAATGTCGCCATCTCTATTTCTTATTACTCCTTTAGAGGGCGTAC